AAGGATTCTGAAACAACTTTAAGATGGAACGATCCTGATTTGAAAATTAATTGGAATATAAAAAAACCAATTTTATCTAAGAAAGATAAAAGCCTCACAATCGCTGGTTATGCAAACACAACGGCCAAAGACCGTAGTGGTGACATTGTTACTGCTAATGCCTGGGCCAAAGGTGTTGATAACTTCAGACGCAACCCAGTCCTTCTTTACCAACATAAGCATGATTGCCCAATTGGTAAAGTAAATAAGATTACCGTTGATAAAAAAGGAATCTTTGTTGAAGCAGGTGTTAGTGTAGCTGCTGAAGCTAATCACGGTATTCAGACCCTGATAAAGGACGGCGCTCTCAAGAGTTTTAGTGTCGGATTCAAAGTTAAAGATGGAAAATATAATCGAGACGATGATTCGATGTATATTACCGACGTTGAACTACTAGAAATTTCTGTTGTAAGTGTTCCTTGCAACCAGGACTCTCTTTTTAGTGTTCGTAAAAGTTTTGAGACAGAAGATGATTATGCAAAATTTGTAGAATCATTTAAATCTGAAGAAGAAACAACTAAAGAGGAAAAAGCCGCTAAAATTAAGGCGGGAATTACTGATCTTGCTGAAGGTCATTATCACACAGTTGAAATGGATAAAAAAGGAGATGGTGTAACTACTTATGCTTCTCACTTAGCTAATCACGCTCATAAAGTTAAAGAGGGTGTATTAGAAGCTGCTGACGGACATACTCATGAAATTAGTATGGTTGGGGTAGCAGTTCATGATACAGTTGGACCTGATAATGATGCAGATGTAAGTACGCGTCCTCTTTCTCCCTCTGAACAAGAGTCAGTTAGTACTGATTCTAATTCTAGTTCTACCCCACAAGTACATGCGCAAGGTCATGGACAAGTATTACCTGTAGCAGAAGCTTCCAGTGAGGGTATGGAGATCGAAGTTAAAACTGATATGGAAGAAGAAATTTTAGATATAGAAGGTAAAGAAGAGGAAGATGAGGATTTTGACTTAGATCCAAATACCCCAATTCCATTTTTAAATCTTTTATCTGCAGAAACTTCTGAAATAAAAAACGGTGATTTCGTAAAATATGACACCGTTAGGTATAAAGTCACTAAAGTCGCAACCGCCCAAAGTCCAACTTTTAAATTTTTAGAAGTTGACTTACAAGGAAAAGATTGTGATAATAGTCTTAATGTTAACGCAGATGACATTTTTGTTGTTAATACATGGGACATTGGTACAAAATTTGATGTGATAGTTGAAAGTTTTGGAGATGCCCCTGAATCGTTAATGGAAAACTTTAATAAGTATTGCAATGCTACAGAGATGGAACTTTATAATTTTAAAGATTCTAACACATTAAAATCTCGTGAGCAAGAAACACTTAATACACTACTTAATATCAAAATAACACCATCATCAGAATGGAACGATATCGAGCAAAAATTTGCTCATATATATACTCAAAAAATCAAGGCTCTATTGGAGCTAAATACTAGTGAGGCACACGAAGATTCAAATGTTAGTCTGGCTCTTAAGCTTCACGGATACTTTAAAAAGGAGAACGATACTATGGCAGAACAGGTCGTAGATACCATTGACCTCACGAACTCAGGTTCTAACGGGGTTGAAAAGACGGCGGATGTAGTTATTGAAGAAAAGGCTGCTCCAGTCGCACAAGTGTCTGAACCAGAAGTCGCCCAGTTGGTCAAAAAGACCGGCGAAGCAATCATGAAGGAGTCGGACGCAGCGGAAACGTCGCAGGAAACAGGATCTTCCTATAAAAAAGAAATTGAAGAACTTCAGGAACTGAAGAGTCAAATTTCTAAATACAAGGATGAGGTTAAAGCCCTCACCGAAACCAAAATGGTTTACCAAGAGAATCAGCGTAATAACTCGCAATTCTCTGAGAAAGAATTAGCTAATGCTTATCTTCTTTCAAAGTGCATGGGAAAATCAGATGTGTATTCCACTAAATATGGCAATCGTATGAAAGCTATTACATCTGTGGATCAATTCCTTTCCAACTTCTCAAGCAACATTTATACGGAAATGGAACAGCAGCTCGTTATTGCTCCGATGTTTAATCGCATTGCAGTTGACGCTAAAAACTTCCGTGTACCAGTTGCCGATGAAGATACT